TTTTAGAGATATTAAGAAGTTAGAGGCGGGTGTTAGTAGCAAGGAAGAGTTTTTAAAAAATTTAGAAAGTAGTTTTTTAGAAGGTGATTCTGATGTTCGTAAGCGTGATTATTATTTATTGTATTTAGATGATATTGAGAAGATGGAGGTTAAGAGAAAGAAGGAGATTGATATTAAGAGGAAGAAAGGGTTAGATATTGATGATTTTTTAAAAAGAGAGATAGTTTTTGATAGAGATGAGTTTGAAAAGCAGTGGGATTTGACTCGTAAGTTAGAGAAAAAGGAGAAGAATGTAATTGTTGAGATATTAAAGTGTCAGCATGTTATAAGGCGTAGTGGTTTAGATATTGATAGAAAGAAAAAAGAGGATTTAATAATTCAGCAGTGTAGAAAACATAGAAATATTGACGGGACATTTATTGAGTTGAGAAGCGTATTGCCGTTGTATGATAGTATAATAAAGTATTTGGAGACAAGAGACGAAGTTTCAGCTGTTGACTGTATACTTGCTGGAGATTTATATATTAAGAATTTTTATAATATTTCTGAGTCTGACGAGAAGAGGTTGATTGATTTAGGTAATTTTGATTTTAATTTTATATTTCATAGAATTAATTTTTATAAAGATTTTTATAAAAAGTATAATGTGAAGAAGCAGTTTGTTGAAAATGTAAATTATTTTAAAGTATTTGAGAATAGTGAAGTTATTGTTGTTTTGCCTTTTACCGGGTATGATTTTAAGTGTGGTATAAAGAGTTTTAATGCAAATGTTTCTTGGTGTACTCAAAAGATAACTACTTGGAAGGAGTACAATGAAAACATGTTTTTATGTTTATTGCATTCAAAAAATGTAGATACTAATAATGTAAATTATTTAATAAGCTTAAAAGTTAAAAAAATTCAATCTGGTGTAAATGACGAATGTGAAATAATTGCAGATGAAACATGTGATTATTTAAATCATCATATGGATGAATTAAAGCTTCTTGGAATATTGTCTGAAGCGGATATTAGTGAGATACAAAGAAAATTAACTCAGTATTCTATTGATAATAATCAAATTAATGCAAATATAACAGAGACAGAGTTTCTAGATAGTTTATCAGGATTGATAGATTTAAATGATATAGAAAGTATAAATTATTTTATAGAAAGTCAACAGTTAAAATCTCGTAGTCAGTATTTTGATTATGTAGATTACATTTATCGTATATTTAAAAGTTTTGACAGAAAGGAAGGTTTATTTGTCGAGGCTATGAGTGAGTATGTGTCTAATATTGGTTTATATGAAGATTATATTACATTTGAAGAATTTTTTAAAAAAATAGACAGTGATATTGCTATTTCTGTAATAAATAAAATAATTGAAAAAGCTAAGAGAAAAGCTTCTGATTTTAAGTATTCTTATAGTCTTTTGAATTTAAAGTATTTAAAGCATGTACCGTTTGAAGAAGATACTTTTAAAATAATTTTAAGAAATAGTTTAAATGGTAGCAACAATAATAATCATTTGTATAATATATTAACAAACGTATTGACTGCAAACGATTCAGAATTTGATTTAAATAAAGAAGATTATGATATTGGTGACAAAATCAATTTTGAAAAATTATTATTAAGTGACGAGTATTTTGATATAATAAAAAATACTAGATTGTTTAAAACAATATTTGATATAAAAAATAAATCAAATTTTTTTGAGATGATTAATTTTTTTAAGGAAAAAGTAACTAATGGATATAGTTTAATTAATAGATATTATTTTAATAATATTGATTATTTTAATTCTATTATTTTTGAAAAATGTCCTGAAATGTATGATAGTACAGCTGAGTTTAGTTTGGACAAAAAAATATTTTATATTGATATTATGTTTAAGGAGTGTGATTTTCCAATTAATGAAGACTATTTTTTTACATGTAATATTGATGTAAGCAAATATGAATTTTTAGGAATAACACAACAGTCTTATATTAATTTTAAAAAGAAGTTTTTTAATAATGAAATAGATATATCAAATATTTATCAGTATTCTAATAATTTTATTTATAGGTTAATTGATATTGCTTTATTTAAAATAAAAGGAAGACCGTTTAAACAAATAAGAAAAATTAATTTTGGAAAAATTAATTTAAATAATTATTATAAGCTTATTGAAGAAATAGATGATAATACTGTATATAAAGTTACAACTTTATTGACTAGAAATTATGATATTGAACAATTTTTATTATTTAGTGATTATGTTGGTATTAGAGCAAATGCTCTTTTTGGTAAAGAAGTTATAAAAAAATTAATAGATTATGATAAAATATTAGATTTATTAGCTAGTAAAAAATATAATGAAATATTAAAAGATTTTTTGAATGAATATTTTTTATATTATATTGATTTTAATGAAGGCACTGAATATTTTATTTATTTGATATATAGTATTTTTTCAAAATTAAATAGTTCTTCTCAAGATATTAATATTTTGATTGAAGTTATTGATTTCATAGATGTTCATACTTTAAAAGAATTATTTTCTAAAATTTTTACATGTGATGGTGGTGTGTTTAATTTTAGATTAAATGGTAGCACTAATAATTTAATATTACATTCAGCATTGATTGATTATATTGTTTTAACAAATAATTCATTAATTAATAAAAGAGAGTTTTTATCTACTAGAGAGTTTGTTTCATTTTATTTTAATATTTTTAAAAATTATGAAAAAAACTTATTAGATGATGAAGTAATTGTTAACATTAGTAAAAATATTAGAAGATATTTTGATTTTATTAGTTTTGATAGTTTAGTATATAATTATATTAGACGTAATATAAATTCAATTAATTTAGAAAATATATTAATTTTAATGAAATTATATGGAGAAGCTGGAGTTTCAAAATATGCTTTAGGTGATTATTTATTACATAATTTAAATAATAATTTTGAATATTACGATAAAAAGGACAATGATGCTATTTTAGATAATTTTTTTCTTATTAAATTAAGAGAAGAACAACATGCAAGTATATTTACATATTTTTTTGAGTCTCTTATCGAATCATTAAATAAAGATTGTAGTTCTGAATTTTTTGATTACGTTGAAGAGATTATTAATAAATATTGCAATAGTAATAAAGAACATTTTATTAAAGAATTAAATGAAGCTAAGCAATTTTTATTAGCTGATGGTTTTATAAGAAAGTATGTTAAGGCTTTATTGTTTTGATTTAAAATAAATTAGTTTTTTTAATAGAAAGAATTAAATTTTTATTACTATTTATATTTAGTAGTCTGTGATAGATATTTTTATTTATAAAATAATTATTATTTTTAATAAGTAGCTTTGGTATTTGATTTTCGAATTGAATAAACCAGTTTTCGCCATGTAAAACTTTAATTATTCTATCTTCTTTATCCATGTGCCAATTGTTATTATTGTATGTTTCATAGAAAAAAATTCTAATTGTGTTATTCACATTGCTTGTTTTTATTTCTCTATAATTCATTTTGTTATTTACTTCTATGTTTTTTTTACTTTTTCGTATGCATATTTATCTTGTATCGCATATTTTTAAAAAGGAATACAAGATAAATAATGGACAGGAACTACAAAACTCAAATATGACTTCATTGCTGTGTATGTATAGGACGCTCTTGTTATTACTAGTTTTATGTCTCATACACTTTCAGGAATAACAGGCAGACCAAAGATACATTTACGCTTAAGACCTACTAAGTCAACGTACTTCATGTAGTATCCGTCTTCAACGACTTCTATTTTGTCTCCAAAAATAGAGTATAAGACGCGTGAATCCTTCACGTTTTCGAGACCTCTATCACGCATTACGCTCTCCATTTTCTCAGATAGAGCCGCAAAGTACCCGCTCGTTGTAAGTAGTTCATAATGTTTATTAATAATAGCATCCTTTGAAAGTCTAGTACCGTCATGTCCTAGGGCGTTGAGCTTGTAGCCCCATTTTGTTTTTGTCATAGCAATGAAGGCATTAATGATTTGGTCACCGTCATTGTCGAGTATTATAAGATGAGGACACTTCAAGAATAACTCTTCGAGGCTGCTTATGTGCATACCTATAGAAAAATATGTCCTCTTGAATAGACTCCATATTTCTTGCATCTGAGTCTCAGACAAATCATCTGCTGACACAGAAGTCCAAGTATTTTTAGGTAAATGAATATAAGAACTTTTTGAAAGGCTAGAAACACTCGCCATAATATCTCTACCTTCTTCATCTACCTCTCGTACTACCCTCATACTGGCATGAGGATTAAGTAGGGATTTTTTTCTTAATTTAGCGCGTGTTTCTTTTGATATATTTTCAGATAATATAATATCATATATGTATTCTTTTAGTAATTGAATATTCATTTTTATTATTCTTGTTTTTATTTTTTCTTAATTTAGCGCGTGTTTCTTTTGATATATTTTCAGATAATATAATATCATATATGTATTCTTTTAGTAATTGAATATTCATTTTTATTATCCTTGTTTTTATTTTTCTATAATTTATTTTATTATTTGCTTCTATGTTTTTTTACTTTTTCCCATTCTTTTTTATCTACTTTTCTTGTTTTTCCGCCTCTTATGAATGAATTAACTCTTCCCATTGCCCATGCATGTTGTGGTGTTCCTTGTCTATGACCTGTTAACCATGCGCTCAATCCTTTTCTATAAACGCTTGTTAGCGCTGATAGCGGCATATTTGCATCTTTTGCTTTTTTGCTTAATTTAGCGCGTGTTTCTTTTGATATATTTTCAGATAATATAATATCATATATGTATTCTTTTAGTAATTGAATATTCATTTTTATTATCCTTGTTTTTTTCTAGATTTATCGTATGTTTTGTCAGCTGACCAGTAATCATAGCAAGATTTTGGTCTTGGTGTTTTTGAGCATTTATTTATTTCATATTCCATTTGTGAATTACTTTTTTTAGTTCCTTTATAGTAATTTTTATTTCCAGGTTTTTTCTTTTTTTTATTTTTCTTTTTTGCTTCTATTAAAATTTTATTTACATATTCTTTTAGTAATTTATAAGAAATCATTTTAAGCTCGATTTATATGAAAGAATGTTTATTAGTTCTACTATTTCATCTATTTTATTATGTATTTCTGTTAGACTTTCATCTATTAAAACTCTTATATCAGATGTAAATATTTTTAAAGAAAAATCAATTAATTCTTGAAAAGCTTGTTCTGAGAAATTGTTGATTTGAAATTTATTTTCTTGTGATATAACTGGTCTTATTTTGTAGGCACCTATAATACCTTCCATTAGTTCATCTAATAATTCCAGATATTCTTCGTAAAATTCTCCTAAGGCAACATGAGTAGAATATGAAAATGTTTGCCAGTGAAAAAGGTGTGATTGATCTCTAATAAAGAATAATGCTGGAATTAGTTCGCCTAGTGATAGGTCAAAACGATGTTCAGGTGATTGTACTTGATTGCTTATAACAAGAACACTATTTTCATTTATTAAATTTTTTTTCCATTTTAAGAATAATTTTTCGTATTGTTTTCTGTTCATTTTTTTTACCACCATTTATGATTGCTATTACCTATATATCTAGGTAATCTACATGACCAATATGCTGCTTTTGTTTTGTCATTTGCATGAGTTTTGCATCTATGTCTAGCTACGAAAGATTTTCTTCTTTCAGGATTGTTTATTCCTGTTGTCATTCCTTTAGCACCAAATGAAACTTTTTTTATATTTCCTGATTTGGGGTCTCTTACGTATACATAGAATTTTTTTGTTCCGCCTCTTTTTGGTTTATTTAATTCTACTTCTTTGTTTTGGTATTTGACTTCATCTATTCTGCAGCATGAATCTTCGTATATAAAACTTTCTTCTATTATTTCATTATGTGAATATTCATAAGGAAAATCAAGAGAAACTTTTTTATTATTTATTATTACGAAATCACCAATATCACTTTCTAAAAGTTCTTTATCCGCCTCAGTTAATATTAGCTCTTTATTAAAGTAAAGACTTTTACATTCATTTATCATACTAAAATACGATTCAGAGCCTTGTCTATAAACATTTTGGTATATTGGTATATCGTATTTTATATGAAAATCTAGTCCTTCATTTATTTTTTTATTTTCAGAAACTAATTTTATATTTTGATTTCTTATAATGAAGCTTAAGTACTTTTTTATATAATTTATCATTAAAAATTCTTTTTTTTTTATAATTATTAAATAAAAGAGTTTTATATGAAAAAATTTTTATTAGAAGAATATCTTAAATATAAGCATGTAGATCCTTTAAGATTCTTAAAAAAAATAAAAGACGACAATTTAAATTTTGCTGATGTTTCTTTTAAAAATGAAGAGATTTATTTTTTAGAAAGACTTTTTAAAAATGCTAATTGGAAGGATATTGATGATATTAGAAAAAAATTTATAAATTTTTTTAGTTCTACAAATTTATATTTAAAGTATATAGAGTATCCTACTAATAAGGAAGAAGAATTAACAAATAAAGATTTTTTTAAAAAAATAAATTTAATTATTTCTAAAATTAATGATAGATTTTTGCAGGATTGTTTTTATGAAAACGCTGAAACGAAGCGAGTATTTGAGACATTTTTAAGAGCTGGAAGTGATATTCCAGCAAGATCTATTAAAAAGAACGTAACATATCAGCAACAAGATTCGCCAGGTATGTTTAGAGGACATAATATATATAGCACAATAAATAATAATGAGATTGATTGGAATATAGAGGAAGAAACTGATAGTTTTACTGGTGATTATATGATTAGAGTTTATATAAAATATATAGAGGACGGTGTTGTTGTTAAAAAGAGTGTAATTACTAAGAGTTTTGCTACAAAGGAAGAATTAGATGCGTGGAAGTCTTCTGATTTATACAATATAATAAGAAAATATGAAGGTTTTTACAATAATAAAGAAAACAAAAATTATATTAATTCTTATTGGAAATAAATTCTAATATATCTGATCTTTTTGTTCCATAGCTTACATTTTTCATTTTTCTATTATACGCAAATATTATTGAAATAATTTCATTTTTATAAAAAATAGGTGAGCCACTTGATCCTTCGTATATTCTTAGATTAAATAAATTATTATTATTTTTATCTCCTAAATAAAGACCTTTTTCTATATAAACTCTATTATTAGATAATAAGTTTCTAGGTGAAGAAGCATTATAAATATTGATTCCGTAAAAAATATTTTTATTTGATAATTCTGTTCCTTTTACAATATCTTTTTCTATTTTTATTTCGCATATATCGTATTTTTCATTTCTGTTTATAACAGAAATGAAATTAGTGTTTTTTCCGTCAATGCTATTAATTTTGCTGACGTTATTTATCTTGACATATTGCATATCTTGAAATAATTCTTCATTGTTTAAAAGCGTCTCTATTCTTTTTTTATCTTTTACTAGTTCTTCACATACATGATCTGAGGTTAAGTATCTTATATTATTTTTATATTTAATTGCTGTTATAGAAGCAGTAGTTATATTATTATTTAGTAGATTTTCAATTAATAATAGAGTAGTTATAAATGAAGTATCATAACAATAAGATGAATCACGTACTGAAGTTATATTATCTGTTATACAGTTTATAAAAGAAGCATCTTTATCTATTTCAAATTTAGAAGTAATAGATAATACTGAGTTGTTTATAACTTTAGTATTTATAATACTATCTTCAGTATTCTTTATGTTTATAAAAGATAATAGTATTAGAAGTATTATTAAGTATTTATTTATCATATTAATTATTCTTATGTGTTACTGGTACTTATTAATAATATAAGTAATAAAATAAATTTACAAAAAATGTAAAAAATAAATTTGATTATATAATATAAATATAATAGGAAGTTTAACAATGGAAGCTGAAAATATTAAGTGGTTACATAATTTTCCAATGAATTCTCCAAGAGTTCAACAGACTAATGTAATAAATAAAGTTTTAAGTGGATTTAATGTAGGAAAGAAATATGCTATAATTGAGTGTGGAACTGGTGTTGGTAAATCTGCAATAGGTTTTACGTTAGCTAAAACATTACTAGAAAATAGTAAAGATGACACTGATAGTTCATTTAACTATGGTGCTTATTTTCTAACAACACAAAAGATCCTTCAGGATCAATATGAGAAAGATTTTTCTAATAATGGTTTAGTATCACTATATAGTTCTTCTAACTATATGTGTAGTAGATCTAATAATAAATTATCTTGTAAAGAAGTATCAACAGATATAAGAGCTGATTCTGCTGATGATAAATTTAATAGCTGTAAATTTGATTGTGTTTATAAAAAGAAAAAACAAGAGTTTGTAGAAAAAAGTCTTGGAATTACAAATTTCAGTTATTTTCTTACTGAGAAGAATTTCAATAAAACTAAAAATTCATTACCCAGCAAAAAGGTTCTAATAATTGATGAAGCTCATAATTTAGAAAATGAATTAACAAGGTTCATTGAAATATCAGTATCTGAATACTTTTCAGAAAAAATATTAAAAATAAAAATAGACGAAAATATTAAAACACAGCTTCAGGTTTTTAAGTTTATTAAAGAAGAATATCTTAAAAAGTTAAGAGAAAAAATAACATTTACTGAGGCACAAATACTAAAATTAGGTATAAGTGAAAAGCTAGATGACTATAAGTCAATATCTTCGCAATTAGACATGTTAAAGGCACATGAATTAAAAATAACACAATTTATCAGTATTTATGACAAAGATAATTGGGTTTTCTATTTAGAAAAAGGCGAAAAGAGTTTTAGAAAATTTATATTTAAGCCTATTGACATATCGAAATATGCAAATGATTATTTATTCAAATATGCAGATTATATTATTTTTATGTCAGCAACAATTATAAATCATAAAGGATTTTCAGAAACTATTGGAATTGATTGGGATAAAACTATTTGTGTTAAAGAAAAATCACCTTTCTTAGCAGAAAATAGACCTATTATATTTTATAATTGTGGCAGTATGGGATCTAAATCTATAGATAATACTTTACCTAATATGTTAAAAACAATAAAAGAATTGTTAGATATTCACAAAAACGAAAAAGGTATTATTCATACTCATAATACAAAAATAGCTGAATATATTTGTAGCAATATAAAGGATAGCAGACTTTTATTAGCGTATGGAAATAATAGAGATGATCAATTAGAAAAACATGTAAAAAGTAAAAATAATACAGTTTTAGTTACACCTTCAATGGCAGAAGGCGTAGATTTAAAAGGTGATCTAAGTAAATTTCAGATACTTTGTAAAATGCCTTATCCTTATCTTGGTGACAAGGTTACAATAAAGAAAATGAATAAGTGGGATTGGTGGTATAATACTCAAACAATTAGAACAATAGTTCAGAGTGTTGGAAGAAGCATAAGATCTGAAACTGATAGTGCTATGACTTATATACTTGATAATGATTGGGATAAAATAAAATCAAGGTGTAATGATTATTTTCCTGAAGGTTTTTTTGACTGTTACATAAAATATTAATACTTATTTAAAAGTCAAAAGGAAAAAAAATGGCAGGCGCAGGTATAATTTTAGCTGTTAAAACTGATGATAAAAAATATAAATACGTTTGCCTTTTAAAGAAAAACGGCAAACTTGATTTGCCAAAGGGAAAAATTGAAAAAAAGGAATCTATTATTGATTGCGCATTTAGAGAAGCTTTTGAAGAAATAAATCTTTTAAGAGAAGATGTTATATTAATTACGGATTGTGGAGTCTATACTCCTATTTTAGGTAAAAGTATTTACTTATTTTTGTGTGTAATAGACGAAAGTGTCTTTAAAACACTAAAAATAAAAAGAAATGATAAGACAGGAAAGTTAGAACACGAAAAAATATTACTACTTTCAGAAAAATCTGCAGAAAAAGATTTACTTTATTATCTAAGAGGATCTATAATATGGGCAAATAATATATTAAAGAAAAGAAATGTATAAAAATCATAATGAAAATGTAATTCAAACAATACTGTTATTAGATAAATTTATTAAAAAATTCGAAAAACATAAAATTAGAGTAATTCGTCTAGAAAAAGAAGTTTACAAATCTAATTTTATGTTTTTTTATTTTCTTATCGCAAGCAAAATACTTGAAAACTGCAGTCTAAAAAATATTTTTATAAATTCATTTAAAACTGCAGAAATGAATTCTCCAGGCGCAAGTTATTATTTGGCAAAAAAAATAGTTCATATGTTTAAAAATAATACTGCAGAATTAAGCGCATTGAACAATAAAATAATACCTAATATGTTTTTATTAAAAGAATTTATTTTTAAAAACAGCGATAAATTAACAGGTGAAATTATATTAAATGCTATTGAATTAGGAGGACCTGATTCTACGATAATATGTGAGGAAAACAAAAAAAATGAAACTGTTATAGAAAGGATAGATAATTGTGAATTTAATATTAGTATTCACCCTAAATTATCTAAGATTCTATTTTCAGAAGAAAATAAATATAAAAATAAAAATGCAAGATTTGTTATTTCAGATACATTTATAGAAAGAGAATCTGAAATAGTAAACTTAATAGAAGAGTGTGTGTTAAATAAACAATCATTAGTAATATTTTGCAGAGGAGTATCTGATAATGCTATTGAAAATATAAAAAAGATTATGTTATACAATAAAATATTAATATATATTTATACAGACTCATTTCAGAATAATGATCCATTTAAATTTAATGATTTAGCAGAAAGTCTAGAATTAAGTGTTATTAATATAGAAACACAAACAAGTTTACTAAAAGATGGAATTCAAAAATCAAAAAGTATAAATGATATAAAATTATTCTCAAATAAAATTTTATTTCAAAATAAAAACAAAAATTTAATTAATAATATTGATTCTATGTTAAAAGAAAAAAAAGATGACATAGAATTATGTAAATACTTATTAGAAAGAAAAAGAAGATTATCATCAAAAAAAGTAATTGTAAAAGTATCAAATACTAATACAACACTTCTTCAGAGTCTAAAAGATCTTTTATTAAGTTATAAAAATATTTGTAAATACGGCCTTATAAATGATACTATAAACAATGATATAGTACCTTATAATGTAGAAATATCTACTAATAATTTAGGTAAAAGTTTATATGAAAATATAAATAAAATAAGTTTTGTGATTAAGGTATAAAAATGTCAATAAAAAATAAAAATTATATAAGACATTTAATTGAATGTCAATGTGTATTACCAATTTTTAAAAAAAATACAAAAATTATTTATCATAAATTTCCTGTATTTAGTCTAATAGACGAAGAAAGCAATACATTAAAACATAAATATGTTTCATGCAATAATTGTGATATTATTCATAAGGTATTTGATATAAACAAAAGTAATATAATGTGGGGAAAAGAAGGATATAAAACATATGTTATAACAAAAGATGACATAAGAATAACGTTAGAGCAAGAAGGCTTGACTGATATTGTTAATCTTTTATATTCTGCAGATTGTGATGTTTCAATATGGGAATTAACTAATTATGTATTTGAGAATAATATAGAAGATCAAATAATAGTAATAGAAAGTCAAGAAATAGAAAATAACGTATCAGTAAAATATATTGAATTAAAAGATAAAAAATTTAAAATAAAAAAAGAAATATATCAGAAAGATTTAATGCTATGAATGAAAAAGAATTAAAATCAATAAAAAAATGCAGAGAAATAATTAATGAAATTAAAAACTTTGGAATAAATGAATTTGAAACATTACAATTAATAAAACTTTTAACGCTTGAACTAGAAGATATAGTTTTAATGAAAGAAATAAATTCAGTTATTGAAAATAATGAAAAAAATAACAATTTAGATATTAACACAAAAAATAAGCAAAATATAATACACGTATAAGAAAGGTAATAAAAATGACAGAACCAGTAACACAAGAGACCCAAGAACATGTACCCACAACAATGACAGAGCATTTTGAATTGCTTAAGGCACTAGTAGAAAGTATGCATGAGGATTGTTTGAAAGCAGATGGTGGAGTAAAGTCTGCAAGAGCAAGAGCAAGAAAAGCTGGAAGGCTTCTTAAAAAGATGACTCATGATTTTGTTAGGTTTTCTTTGGTAAAGCCAGAAGAAGCTTGATTTATTTAATCAACTAGTTTCTTAATTTTATTCATTATATTTTTCTCAATTTGACACACTCTCATTCTAGTTATCCCTAAAATTTCTCCTATTTGCTGAAGAGTGTGTGTTTTATTGTTTGTTTGGATAATAACACAATTTTTTTCTAAATCGCCATCCCAGTATCTGCAGCTTGTTTTATTGCAGCTTTTATTTAGATCTTGATGGCATTGGAAGCAAGTTGTGTTTTTATTTATTTCTGACATTTAATTTCCTTTTTGTTATTGCTGATATAATTAATAATAACAAAACAAATGGAACTTTACAATGACACAAACAAAAAAAAGAAAAAAATTACTAATAGATACTAGCGTTTTGTTATATGATAAAAATTCATTATTGAATTTTGTAGGAAACGATGTTTATATTCCTATAATTGTATTAGAAGAACTTGATAAGTTTAAAGATAAACAAGGAATAATAGGCGAAAATGCAAGATTTATAAATAGATTTCTTGATGAAGCAAGACAAAAAGGTTCGCTATCATCAGGTATTTATTTCCAAGAGCAAGATATACTTCTTTATGTTTGGTCTGAATTTGATGAAAATATAAAATTTCTTAAATTAAATAATGATTCAAATGACAATATGATCTTATCTTCAGTAAAAAAATTAAAAGATAAATATCCTGAAAGTATTGTTAGATTAATTACAAAAGATATAAATCTTAGAGTAAAATGCGATGCTTTAGATATAGAAGCATTTGATTATTATGAAGATTATAAATTTATAAAAGAAGATAATTTATATAAAGGTTATAGTGAAATACATGATGAAATTGGTATTTTAAACGAATTATATTCAAAAAAATATGTAGAATATTATAGCGGAAATCTAAATGAAAATGAGTTTATAGTATTAAAAAACAGCGGAGGTCAATCTGCATTATGTATTTATAAAAAAGGTTGTTTAAATCTTTTACCAAGTAAAGATGAAATATATAAAAAATGCGGAATAGAACCAAAAAATAAAGAACAAATATTTGCTTTATATTCTTTAATGTATGAAGATATACCATTAATAACAATGACAGGTGTTCCAGGAAGCGGTAAAACATTTATTGCATTAATGTGTGCATTAAAATTTATTGAGAAAAAGTCGCATAAGAGAATTATATTTACAAGACCTATTCAAACTGTAGGAAAAGATATAGGATTTCTTCCAGGCGATATAAATGAAAAAATGGCTCCATGGTTGGCACCTATAGTAGACAATTTTAGAAATCAGTTCGGTGATTTAACTTATTTTGACCTATTAATGGAAAAAGGAACAATAGACATTGCTCCCTTAAGTTATATTAGAGGAAGAAGTTTTAATGATGCAATAATAATAGTAGATGAATCACAAAATGCTACTATACATGAATTAAAAACTGTTATAACAAGAACGGGTAAGAACTCAAAAATAATATTAATTGGCGACACAGACCAAATAGATTTACAATATGTTGATAAATTTTCAAACGGATTAACAATAGTAATAGAAAAAATGAAAAATGAAGAATTAACTTCACATGTTAATTTTGAAAAAGGTTATAGATCAGAATTGGCAAATATAGCAGCTAAACTTTTATAAGGAATTATTAAAAATGCCTAGATTTATAAAATTTTATGATGCAAATAGAACACAAAAAAATTATCCTATCTATAGATTAAAGCCAAAAGAAACTCTAATCACAAGTGCTACAAGCATGTTTGACATATTAGAAGCAAAAATTGTTTATCTAGATGATGAAAATACTGTAACTTATACTTTTTCTAAAACTTATACTGAAATACCTGTTTGCGTAGCTACACCAACTGAAAATGCAAATATATATATAGAAGAAATTACAAATACATATGTTGTACTAACAACATCAGAAAATTTTACTGGTTATATTCACATTCATCTATATAAAGCTAATTAATATGAGAAATAAAATACCATTTATAGAATTTAAAAAAATAAATATGATAGAAGGAGAATTATCAAAAATAATTTATTTCGATAATGAATATGATGCTTCACCCGCTGTAAACATTTTAGGTAATACTAACCAAAATATATTTATATCAGAAATAGACAATCAAAAATTTAATTTAAAAAGATCTGATGATAAGTATAATATAACGATACTTATTTCAGTTTGTGAAGTAGTTTAAAGAGCAATTATTTATGTCAACTAAAGATTTTATAGCAAAAAGAGTAAAAACAAATGCATTAATTGCAAAATCATCTGAACTTTCATCAATTAAATTAATGGTATATTCAGATGATTCTGCAGGAGTAGACGATATCGGAAATATATCTGAAACAGTAACTTCAGGCGTTGGCCCAGACGTATATCTTTTTATAAGTGGATCAAAATTAAATAAGAAAAATAACAATTTACAAGATGGAAACGTTCTTTTTGGAGGAGATGTTATATCATCAGGCTCTATTTATTCTTATTTTGGAAGAAGATTAGATAATATAGAAAATATAGGAATAAGCTCTCTATTTGAAAATATAGGCGATGAAATTATTCCAACGAATTTTATAGATGGAGATACTGGAATGTGGGCTTTAAATATTGATAATCAAAGTGTAAATATTTCTGAAGAAGATAACGTACTTAGTTTATTTTCTGAATATACTACTACGTTAAGAGATAACGCGCTTGATATTAATTTCGAATATGACGAAAATGGTGATATAATACCTAAATAAAATATATTTATATAAAAAAGAGGAATAATTTAATTATGTCAACTAAATATTTAGTACCACGCGCTGATGGTGAAGGTGGTATTGGAAGAGAAACAAAAAAATGGCACGAAGTAAACGCTTATAATATTAAAGCAAATCAAATAAAAGTAAATTCTGCAGGATTATTAGATGAAAATGGTCAACCTCTAATTTTAAATCCTTTATATGTAACAGATGCTTCAATAAATAATAATGGCAATCTAATTATAACTCTGTCAGATAATACAGAAATAAACGCAGGATATTCAAAAGGCCCACAAGGTGCTACAGGTGCTACAGGACCTCAAGGAGCGCCAGGCGCTACAGGACCTCAAGGAGCGGCAGGCGCTACAGGCGCTACAGGCGCTACAGGCGCTACAGGCGCTACAGGAGCTACAGGACCTCAAGGAGAGGCAGGCGCTACAGGCGCTACAGGTGCTACAGGACCTCAAGGAGCGGCAGGAAATGATGGTTTAGATGCTGATAATGCATTAATAGCATTAGCATTAGCTGCAAACCAATCTTTTAAAGATGAAGTAGCAAATATATTAGAATTAAATGTTCAGACTCCAACTATAGATGATGTGCTACAAGCAGGAAATACTACTTCTGAAACATTAATAATAAATAGCATAGTAAGTAACGAAAATTCTGATCTTACTATATCAGCAAGCGGTGCAATAAGTTTGCTGTCAAGCGGATCAAATTTTCTTTTACTTAACAAAAGTATTTTTCACGATAAAATAGATTTTTCAATAGGTAATTTTCAAAAATCAATCACCTCACTTTCAGGCAGTAATTCAATATTAACTACTTTAGGAACTTCATCTAGCTTAAGAATACAAAAAGACGTGCTAAGAAATCCTGCAACAACTGTAGAAATTATCACAACTGGCGCTTTTGGATCTAATGTTGGTTTACAATTAAGCAATTCTTCTTCTTTTGTTGAATTTACAACAGAAGATTATAATTTTATATTATTTGAAGATAAAGATTTTAGAATATTAAGTACTTCATCTATCAGTAAAGGTACCGAAGCTTTAATAAATGAAGATACTTATTTAAATATAAGACATTATTCAACAGGAACAGTTGCAAATTTTTATTTAAACAATGGCATAATTGCATCTACAACTTCTAGTATAGGAACAGATTTAAATAGCTATGATAATAATTTAACTATAAGATCTAATACTGGAATAAATATAATTGGAGGAAATGCAATAACTAATTCTAATATAAATTTACCTTATAATAAAATTTTTATAAAATCACAAACAAATGGAATGACATATACAGGAATAAATAAATTTACACCAGCTGCAACTTTACATATTAAGAGTACTGCAGTAGGCACAACGGCTGGAAGTGCTGGAGGAATTAGATTAGAAGAATTAAATAATATAGACTATTGGGACATATATAACCATATAAAAAATTTATATTTTAAATATAACGGAACATCGAATGGTGGATATATTTCACATAATACTAATATAAACGATATAAATTTTACAGGCCAGCATAGATGTAAAAAATTAGAAGAAATTATAGAAGAAGGAATGATAGTAATATCAAGTGGTGATTATTGTAATATATCTGATGTGTTGGTAGAAAAACCTAATATAAATGAGTCTTTACCTATAGTAACAAAGTCTAATAAAAGAAATGATAAAAGAGTATTTGGTGTTTATTCTGGAATAGAAGATAATTCTGATGGAAATAGATTTTATTCTGTAGGAAATTTTGTATCTACTTTCGAAGCTACAGATGGGATTAATAGAGCTATAATAAATTCTTTAGGTGAAGGTGCTGTTTGGGTTTGTAATATAAATGGTAATTTTGAAAATGGTGATTATATAACAACTTGTGAGATTCCTGGATTAGGAATGAAGCAAGATGATGATATATTAAGAAATTATACTGTTGCAAAAATAACGCAAGATTGTAATTTTGATATTAATGATACGCGTTATATTACAAGAGAAGTAATTCATGAAGGAAATACATATTTAATGTCTTTTGTTGGTTGCACTTATCATTGTGGATAAGTAATAATTTAATTGCTTTCTAGCTTTATGCATATGTTATCAATAACATAGCAAAATGCAGCTGCCATTAATCCGCAGTAAAACATATTATATAATTCTATATGTTTGTATTTAAATAAAAAACAAATCCAGCCAGAGTGAAATCCTACACAATAAGAACATTTTATTAGATCGTTTAATAAATTTATTTTTGTATTGTATAGGATTTTTATTTTATTCATTATTGCAAAAGTCAAGCCATAACAAAAAAATAAATCGTATATATTCATTTCTTTTTTCTACTTGAAGAAATCCTATTTGAAGTAGTGTTTTTAATTTCATCTTGCTCAGTAATTCTACAGCAATTATCTTCTACGCTTTTTTTAAATATATCTATGTTTTTTTCTGGCATTACATCATCTTCGCATTCAAAATTTAAATTTATTTTCATTTTGTTTAATGCGTCAAATATCATCTTTAGTTCTTTTAGCTCTTCTTCTCTATTTGTGTACATTCCTGTTATTTTTTTCTGCTCTAATACTAGTAATCTCTTTATTGCTTCTCCTAATCCTATATTTAATTCTTTTAAAAACATAAAACCTCGCTTTAATTATATAAAATTAATTATATTAAAGCGAGGTTTTATTTGTAAAATTAGTTAATTAATATATTAACCAAGGTCAGCAACAAGCTTAGGCATCCATAAAACTGTTGTGAATTCTAAATCATCTGCAACTACAATACCTGCTCTGTAAACATAACCTCCAGTTGGAGCAACATTTGTAACATATCCTCCTGCATCATCTGTTGATAAATAAACAGGTTGACCTACTGTATAAGATCCTGTTGCTCCAGGATCTTTTTCAATTCCTACTTTTGCTCCGAAAATAGTATGAACCAATAATCCATCATCACCAGATGAAGCACCTAATGATACACCAATTAATTCTTGTACAGCAGTGTTATCAGCATCTGAATGTTTTAATTTACCTGCAGTGTCAAGACATAATACTCTATTACCTACTATTTCGTTGCTGCTAGTAGTAGGTAATAAAACTCCTGCTTCTTTTTCAAATACAACGCTATTAGTTGCACTGTCTAATTTAAGTATAGATTGAGAACCAACGCGTAATTCTAAATCAGAAGTTATATTAGTTGTTATATTAAAAGCTCCACCTGTAAATGATAAGCTTAAAACTTCACTTTCATTTGTACCGCTAGGATATAAGTACAAATTAGAACCATCTAAAATACCTTCAGATGAATCATATCTAGAAGCTTTAACTTTTCCTACTACAACTTGTCCTAAAGAAGATGAACCTGCTACTAATTCACCTACTCCGCTATAGTCTCCTTCTACAACTGTAAATGCATTTAATTCATTGCTAAAACCAAAGAATCCACTTTCAACTCTTTGTCTAACAGCGGCACTATGCACTCCTGAAATAGAACCTCCTGTTGTTGCAGTAAAAGTAGTTTGACCTTCAACAATAGAACCTGTAGGAGCTCCAAAAGTATTGGTTGACCAATCAAAAGTTCCAGTTGCAGTTATTAGATAAACGCTTCCTGAAGTTATTAATGATGAACCTACTGATTCTTGTTTCCAATAATCAAATCCGATACCTTCTAATTCACCAATTGCTGAAGGTAATGATCCTGTATTTGAAATATTATTAAATTTATTTACCATAAATACAGGATCATCAATTGTGATAACAGACGAGTTTATTGTTGTTGTAGTACCGTTGACAGTTAAGTCTCCCATAATAGTAGTACTGCCAGAAACATGTAATTCATTAAATGTACCAGTGCCACCTGTGATTGAACCTGATCCTACTCCTATATTTGCATTATTAAGAGTTAGACTTCCGGTTATAGTAACGTTACCGTTTACTTCTAAGTTACCGCTGCTCATTAACATAGAACCAGTAGTTATATGTAATACGTTACCTGTAACGCTTGTATGTGCTATTTCTAAAAAGTCATTTGAAGATATTTTCTTTAGTTTTCCGCTGTCTATGACTACAATTTGATTTGTATAAGTTGCCATTTTTTTCCCCTATGTAATTTATATTAATAAATATTAATTAAGTGTATAAATTTAAAAATTTTTTTATAATATATAAAAAAAAGGAAAAAGTCAAATATGACTTCTTTAAAAGAACACATTTCATATTCAGAAGTTAAAACTTGGAAGGAATGCGGGTGGAGACATAAGTTAATTTATGTTGATAAAATTCAAACATTTGAAGAATCTCCGCATCTACATTTTGGAACAATAGTACATAGTGCTTGTGAGGAGTATTTAAAAACTAGAAAGTTATTGTTAGAAGAAACAGAAAATAAGATACTAGAAGCTTGGAACAATAATGGTTTTGATTCTGAAGATTTTATAATTTTGCAAACTAATAGAGCAAAGCTTAATGGTTGGGAGTATAAGCACGATAAAGTCGATAAGTGGATTGAGTGGGCAAAAACATCTATTAAATCTTTGCCTAGTTTTATGGAGGAAAATTTCCCTAATTGGCAAATAGTTTCTGCAGAAGAGCCATTATATGAGAATATAAGCGAAAATTCACTTAAGTTTAAAGGATTTATAGACTGTATAATAAAGATACCAAAAGACAATAATAAATATAAGTATTGGATTTTAGATTGGAAAACAGCATCTGCAAGAGGTTGGTCATTAGAAAAACAAAGAGATTTTCTTGTACAATCTCAGCTTATATTATATAAACATTTTTGGGGTTCTAAAAATAATATAGATATGAAAGATATAAGTTGTGCATTTGTATTATTGAAGAAAACAAAAAATCAAGAAAAAGTATGTCAGTTAATAAAGGTTTCTGCAGGACCTGTTTTATTAGAAAGATCACAAAAGCTTGTCTATAGTATGATTAATACATTATCTAAAAACTTATATTTAAAAAATAAAACAAATTGTATGTTTTGTGAATATGCTAATACAGATTATTGTAAATGAATGGTGATAAATGAAAAAGAAAATATTAATAATAAGTGATCATGCGTTATATTCAAGTGGAGTTGCTACTCAAACAAAATATTTAATTGCTGGTTTAATTAAAACAGGAAAATTTAAATTTTTGCAATTAGGAGCAGCAATTAAACATGAAAATTTAAATACAGTAAAGGTAAATGACGATTTTATTATTTTACCTATTAATGGATTTGGTGATAGAAAACTAATAAGATCAGTACTTATAGAATATAAACCAGATGCATTAATACTATTTACAGATCCTAGATTTTTTAATCATATATTTGAAATGGAAGATGAAATACACCAAATTTGTCCTATATTATATTGGCACGTTTGGGATAATAGACCTACTCCATATTTTAATAAAAGTTTTCTTGAGAGTATTGATGCAATAAATTGTCATTCTTATTTAACTTATATGATGTGTAAAGAAATGTATCCTGAAAAGACTAATTTTATACCTCATGCTGTTCCTAAAAGTATTTTTTATAAGCTAGATGAAGAATCGATTAGCAAAAATAGAGAGAGTATTTTAGGAAAAAATAAAGATAAATTTGTATTTCTTTGGATTAATAGAAACTGTAAAAGAAAAAGAGCAGCAGATTTATTACATGCATGGAAATTATTTGATGAAAAGGTAAAATCTTTATACGGAAAAAACGATTCAGTATTGATTATGCATACAGATCCTAAAGACAGAGAAGGATACAATCTAATAGAATTAAACAATTACTTTAAAACAAGTGATACAGTTCTTTTTTCAGTAGAAAAAGTAGATGCAAACAATATAAACATATTGCATAATATAAGCGACTGCTTTATTAATATTAGCTGTAATGAAGGATTTGGATTAGGAACACTTGAATCAATGATGTGTGGTAATCCAATAATAGCAGCAAAAACAGGTGGTCTTATAAGACAAGTTATAAATCATAAAGACCATTCTATAAATGGTATATGTTTAGATATAGACTTTACAACAATAGTAGGAAATCAAGAAATACCGATATTATATGAAGATTATGTTTCAATTCAAAAAGTTTCTGATGCTTTCTTTGAAATGTATAAAAAAGATAAACAAGAAATAAAGGAGATAGGCGATAGAGCAATGAATTATGTTCATGAAGAGTTTGACTATGATAAAACTATTAATTTATGGAGTGATTCATTAAATTATACTATTGAAAATTGGAAAAAGAATTACAAAAGATTTGAGGTTTTAAAGATATGACTAGAAATATACTAATTATAGGGCCGCTTCTATCAGAATCAGGTTATGGAAATCATTCAAGACAAATATTTAAATATATTGATTCGTTAAATAAAAACAATAATATTAATATATTTAGTGTATCTTTACCTTGGGGAAATTCTTCTTGGATTCTAAAAGATGAAAATGAAGAAGATATTATACAAAAAATTCAAAAATCAAATATTAATTTTGATTTAAATAACAAAAATGTAAATAATTTTGACATATGTATACATATTTCTGTTCCAAATGAATTCTTTAAGCACGAAAAATATTCTAAATATATAGGCGTGACTGCAGGAATAGAAGCAGATTTTTGTCACGAAAGCTGGCTAGATAAAATAAATTTATGTGACAAATTAATAACACCTTCAGAATTCTCAAAAAATTCTATTATTAATGGTTTTAAAAATAAAAACAAAAAAATAGAAACAAAAATTGAAGTTATTCCTGAGTGGTATGGTAAAGAGTTTGAAAATAAAGAAATAGAAGAATTAAAACAACTAGATATAATTTCAGAAAAAAATGTTTTTTTAATAAATGGACAAATAACTTCTGTTAATTTTGCTAATGATAGAAAAAATTCTTATAATTTAATAAAAGCAATAGATGATTCATTTACTAAAGAAGATAGTATTGCTATAGTTTTAAAAACAAATATTGGTTCTTTTTCTTCTATTTATAAAAATAAATTGTATGAAAATCTAAAAACAAATTTAAATCTGAAAAATATTAGTATTTATTTAGTTAATGGTAATTTATCTACTAGCGAGCTTAATAGTTTATATAGATCTAAAAAAATAGATTGTTTTATATCTGGTTCTCGCGGAGAAGGATTCGGTCTATGCTTTTTAGAGGCTGCAATATGCGAGTTGCCTATTATTGCAAATAATTGGTCTGCTTATACTGAATTTTTAAATAATAAATTTATTAAGGTTGATTATACACTAGATGAAACAAATTTTGAAATTAATGATTTGTTTACAAAGCAAATGAAATGGTCAAATTTTGTAAAAGAAGATTTAATCTTAAAAATAAAAGATTTTATTAAAAATAAAGAACATTATAGAAAACAATCTCATAATCTTTCTTTAGAAATTAAACAAAAATATAATTCAAATTATATTATAGATAATATATATAAGAAATTAGATTTATTATGATTATAGCATTAGTACTAATGTTTTTATTGTTTTGTATTTCTACTTTTATTTGTTTTAGATTTGCTATTATTATTTTAAATATTAAGGACATTATAGAAGACAGTCTAGACATATTAGATGAAAAATATGAGTCTATAAATGAAATATTAAATATTCCTTTATTTTATGATAGTAGAGAAGTTAGAAAAGTTTTAAGTGATTTAAAAGAAGCAAGACAAGCTGTTGAATTTATTGCTGATTCATTAAATAATTCTACAAATATCGGCAATAGAAAGACAGATAATGATCAATAAAACAAAAAAAAATAATAATGAAAAAAAAGAACAGTATTATTTTAGCGATTCAACTCAAAGTTGGATTATAAGATTTCAAAAAGAAAATGATATTAAAAAAAGAAATAGAATATATGAAAAATATATACATAATGCTTTTTATGAATTAGCAACAAATTTAATTACTGTATATGGTTTTAAATGTTCTGGAGAGATTAATGATCATTTTAAACATGATTGTATTACATTTTTATTTGAAGCAATAAATAAATGGGATAGTCAAAAAGGCACAAAAGCTTTTTCTTATTTTAACGTTGTAGCAAAAAATTGGTTAACTATTCATTCTAGAAGACTTTACAAAATTTCTAATAGAAGCATTGATATTTTTGAAAACGAGCATATGACGCAAGAAGAAAAAGAAAGTCTTAAATTTCATTGTACGCTAGAAATGGATGAGATAAATGACGATTTGCCGCCTATTAAAGAAGCATTTGATAAAATATTTCAGATATTAGATGATAATATAAAAGAAGAAAAAGATATAAAATGTCTTTCTGCAATAAAACAGTTATATGAAAATATTGATAATATAGAATTTTTCAATAAAAGAGCGATATTTGTTTATTTAAGAGAAATATCTGGTTTAAACAGCGTAGAGCTAAGTTCTTCTCTTTCTACAATAAGAAAGTGTTATAGAAAATATGTCGGTTTTAATAAACAAATCGATTTTTTAAATTTTAACGAGGAATAAAATGGAAGAAGATATATTAAAAAAATATAATAATTTGAGCAATCAAGAAGACAAAATTAAATCTTTTATAAAATTACTTGATTCAATAAACACAATTGATAATAAGAAAAAAGTTTTATGGAAGGAAATTTATCAAAATTCAATAGAAGATAGAGAAAAAGCTAAAATATTATTCGATAATGCATTTTTATCTATGACAAATGGTGCAATGGATCATATGAATATTGGCGGAACTATGGCAAAATATATAGAAAGAATGTCAAAATCAAATGATCAAATACTGAAACTTGTAGAGTTAATTGCTCAAGAAGAAGAAAAATTAGAGAATATGCCTGACGAAGAAATATTTAATAAAATAAACGAAATTTAAAATAATGTTAATTAAGACAAGATGCCTATATGTTTTAAACAAAGAAGACTATGATTTAGACTTTTTATTAAATAGTTTAAGTAATATACCTGAAATTTTTGATAATTTTTTTAATATTGATTTAAATAAATTTAAAAGAGAAGAAATTCTTTTTTTAAAAAGTCTTCCTATCAATACAGTTATTTCAAAAGGCATAAAGGAAAATAAAATATATTTTTGTCTTCCACTTTTTTCTTCACATATAAAATGTCCTATAAAAGCAGGAGAATTTATATGGGTTTTCCCTTTTGAAGAAAATCATTCAAATAACTCGTTATACAAAATAAATGGTTATTGGATTTCAAGAGTCCATGGATTGCTAGCATCAGAAGACGTAAATTATTGCTATAACGATAGAGACTATTTGCAAAGTTTTAATGAAAAAACAGTAGAAGAAGAAATAGATTCTATTAATAAAAATCCAAAGCTTAAAAAAGAATATTTAGAAGGAAAATTGTTTTATGATAAAAATTTTGCAATTATTCCTGAAACGAATATGATAGGCTCAGAAACAAATAGAATTAAAATAAAACAATATGCTTCATTATTAAAAAAGCCAATTGCTCAATTTAATTTTGAAAATGATGATACTGTAATTCAGGGTTCATTTAATAATAACATAGTTATGTCAAAAAATAAGCAAAAAAGTTCTGCTAATATTGACATAGTAGTTGGTAGAAATAATGAAAATAAAAAAAATATTGAAACTGACAATAGTTTTTTAAATCTATCAACTGTTAAAAACAACACTTTAATTAAAGATGTAGCAACAGAGGTTAACTTAGAAGAAAAAATTATTTTTAACGGAATACATTTTGAAACACTAAAATATCCTGAAAAATATATTCATTTAAAAAATAGAAAATTACGTTTTATAAATAATCAAAAAGAAAATTTTTCAAATGATGCTTCGAGAATCTTTATTTCAGAATTAGATAATATAGACGAAAAGCTGTATGATCAATATTCAGCAAATAAAAGTCTAATAGATGCTAAAAGTATTCAAAATAATGAAAATATTTTTTATTCAGATGATAAATTAGAATTAAAAGCTAAGTCATTAAGTTTAGGAAGACAAAGTAATTATTTAAGTGATAGTCCATGTATTGGTTTAATATCAAATGAAATAAGAATAGTTGCAAAAAAAGGTTCAAAAGGTCTGAATGAATATGCAGATGGAAGTATAAAATTAATAAAAGCGTCTACAGATATAAGAAATCAGTCTTCTATTACTTTAGACAATGATGGACAAATAAATATAGATGCAAATATAATAAAAATAGGCAGCGCAAATAAATTAAGTAGTAGTCCATTAGTTATATTAGGAAACTCAGACAAATTAAATCACGCTGTATTAGGTGATAATCTAAAGGAAGTATTGACTCAGCTTATTAATTTAAATAAGCAGTCTTTGACAATAATTTCAGACTTTATTAAAGCAGATGAAAAACATACTCATAAATTGCTTCTTTCAAGTTTACAAATTGTTAATATACCTACTGGATCACCAATGCCTTTTGCATTAGTTTCTAATTCTTTACCGATTGCAGAAACACAAACAGTAACTGATATTTTAAATAACGAGACTTCGCAAAGCAACATAAATGATGAGAGTGAAATACAAAATAAATTAACTAGTTTAATAAATTCTCTTGATAATATTTTAAGTAAACTTGTTATGAATTCATGATTTTATAATAAATATATTAAAAAAGGAAATGAATATATGTCTGAAGAGTATAAGTTTAAAAATGTCGGACATGATTTAAATTTAATAAAAAAGCTTGTAAAAAAAGAAGAAAATTTATTAAATATTGATAATAAAAAACCTTTTGGAATAATGATTCCGCTTGAAAAAGACTATCAAGCGAATTCTTCTATATTTAAGATGAGTTATGATATAGAAAAAATGATTGAAAATAATTTCAAACTTTTATTATTAACAAGAAAAGGTGAGAGATTAGGTTTCGCAGATTTTGGTATTAATATTTCTGAAATTTATAATTCATTAAATGTAGAAGATGTTGATAATATCGTGTTAAATGAAATAATTGAAGTCACTAAAAAATATATCCCATATATACAAATAATTGAATTTACATCTGAGACTATACCAGCCGATTCGGTGAATCAAAAAACAAAAGTTATTAATATAAAATATAGAGTAAATTCTGAGCAAGAGTATAGTGTAAAATTAAATGTAAAGGTATCAGGATAACATGTCTATTAACATTAATAAAAAACTAATAAATGAGAGAAGACCTAAGACAATAAATAAAAACTTTAATGATTTTAGAAATGAATTATTAAATTATGCAAAATCAAATTTTAAAGATCAAATATCAGATTTTTCTGAATCGTCATTAGGAGGTATGCTGCTTGATTTTGCAGCAATTGTTGGTGAATCTATGTCGTTCTATACAGAGCAGCAATTAAATGAATTAGACTATACAACAGCATCAAATCCAGATAATATTAATAAACATCTATTAAAAGCAGGTATTACTAAAAATAGCGTTTCACCTTCTATAGCAGAAGTACTATTTACAATAGAGACTTCAATAGATGAAGAAAAATTTTTATTAACTGGATCAATAGAACCAGACTATAGAACATTGCCTATAATAAAAAAAGATACGCAATTAGCGTCTAACAACAATATAAATTTTATATTACAAGAAGATGTAGACTTTAGTAAAGATGCTACTATAACAACGGGTATAATAGATGACAATGGAAACCCTATCACAGTTTTTTTAACAAAAAAAGGAATATGTTCTTCTGGAAATATTGTTTTAGAAATAGCAAATTTTAATTTAACGGTTGACGGATTTATTAATTATACTCTTCAAAATGAAGATGTCACAGAAATAATATCAGTATTTGATAACGAAGGTAACGAATATTATGAAGTAGAGCATCTTAGTCAAGATACTGTTTATAAAAAAATAAGTAATGCAAAACAAGATTATTATCAAGTAGTTATTGCACCATTTAGATACAAAATAGAACAAGACTTTTTAACGAAATTTACAACATTAAGATTTGGAAATGGTGAAAGAAAAACACTTTTAGATAATATTCTAATAAATCCAGATGAAATTTCTTTGCCTATTATGAGTAGAAATTATGTTACATCTCATAGCTTAGATCCTAGAAAATTATTGATAACAAATTCATTAGGCGTAAGCCCTGCAACTAAATTATTAACAATTAAATATAGATATGGTGGTGGTATTTCTCATAATGTACAAAAAAACACAATAAATCAAATAAAAAATATTTCTATAATATTTCCAAAAATACATGAATATTCTGAGGTTGTAGATACAGAAAATATAAAAAATATAATAATAAATACTCTAAGTGTAAACAACGAAGATGATGCAATTGGAGGAGCTAATGAGCTGAGTATTGAAGAATTAAGAAGTTTAATTCCTGCATATTTGAAAATGCAGTCAAGAGTTATAAATAATGAAGATCTTTTAGCAAGAATATATACTATGCCTTCTAATTTTGGAAGAATTAATAAGGCAGTTATTGCTAATAATAAATTTAATAGTAATACAAGAGACTTATTTGTTGTATGTAAAGATAATACTGGCAGTTATATACACGCTAGTGATTCAATTAAAATAAATTTAAAAAATTATCTTAATACTCTAAGAATCGTAGGCGATGAATTAAATATAGTTGATGTTCCAATTATTAATATTGGAGTTGATGCAATGATTAAAATTAAAGAGGGTTATAATATTAAAAGTGTTTTAGATAAAACATTATATGCTATTGCTAGAAATTATAGATTTGAAAATTTACAAATTGGAGAAGCAATAAATACAAATGAAATAATAAAAATAATACTATCTGTAGAAGGTGTAGCAAATATTGTTACTGATCAAAAATCACTAATAACAAACAAAACGCAATCAAATAACTTCTTCAGCGAAGAACTAAATAAAGAAATACAATACTCAAATATTTTATTTTCAGTAAAAGATTCTTATGAAGACGGGTATATTTATCCTCCTAATGGCGGACTTTTTGAACTTAAATTTTCTATGTTTGACATAGTCGTAAGGAATAATTAAATGTTAATAATAAAAGAAGCTAATAAAGACACATACGTAAATAATAGAAAAACATCTTATAACGATGGAATTTATTCAAACGTAGGTAAAGCAGCAACTTTAGATTTATTTAAATTATTTAATGAAAACAAAAAAGAAAAAATTTCTTTTTTAAAATTTACTAATGAATCAACGCCACAAGATCTTGAAAATTTTACAATAACAGATGCAAATAATAACTCTGTTAATTTTATTTTTGTAAGTAATACCGAAAACACAGAACTTACATTAGGAAATAATCTAGATAACTCCAGTGACTCTATTTATATAGGATTAGGCTTAGAAAATAGTGAATATACACAAGATCAATTAATTGAGTTTATTGTATTAGCAATAAATTCAGTAAATTCTGTTGAACAAAACGGTCCTTCTGGTAATTTAAAATTAAATATAAATGCAATTAATGTAAATAATATTATAGTGCTTCAACATTTAACTTATACTGTCAGTGATGTTTTTATTTTAAATGAAACAAGTAATATTGAAATAAGTGAATTTGCAAGTTTAGAAAATTCAAATATTCTTGTTTCATTTGACATAGATGATTTATTTGAAAAGCTTGTTTATGATTATGATAAAAGTATTTTTAATACAGATAATTTTAAATGTGAAATAGTTTTACATGACGTTACATCAGGAAATATAAAGCCTTTTAATTATAAATTAGTATTAAAGCCAATGAATAAAATATTTGATGAAGGATTTGGTAAAGATACAATACACTTTTCTGATTTTGGAATATGCAATTTTGAAACTTTAAGTAATCAAAATGAAAATAATATTTTATGGGAAAACAAAGGGTTTGTAACTGACAGTATCGATACATTTATAAATGATGAAGATGAAGAAAGTTATATTTCAGAATGTTTTATTACAGAACCTGATCAAAATGCTGTTTTTGACATTACAAAATATATTAAAAATTATTTTAAGTACAAATCAGACAATACAAATGCATATATTCCTAATAAAGGATTTTTAATATCGTTTGACGACGAGTATATTTATAATTATTACACTTATTTTGTTAAAAGATTTGGTAGCAGACATTTAACAAATAAAAAATTTGTTCCTAAGCTTATCATAAAAATAAATGAAGAAAGTTTGCAATATAAAAATATTCCATCTAAAAAACTTAAAAGATATTTTGATAATAATGAATATTTTTATATTAAAAATATAAAAAATGGAATTCAAACAGACTTTTTAGATTCACAAATTATTAACCCAAATAAAAATATAACAGTAGTAGCAGATGTATATTTTAATTATATAGATGAAGAACTTAATGAAGTAGAAAACTATATACTTGAAGATGAACTGACAGAAGATGTTGATGATTTTAAAGGTGAAAGAATAAAAGGATTAAAAATGATTCAAATTAATGATACTTTAATATCAAGATTTGATTCTTTAATACTTAATAATCTGGTAAATAAACAAAGTTTAGATATAAACATATTGTGGAAATATAAAATTTTTGATATAGTTGCTGAAACAACAGAGTATATAGACATACTTTCAGAAGTTTATACTTTTTATATTCATGATAAAGAAACAGAATATCGATTAATGAATTTAAGATGCTCATTATCTACATCTTCTTTAACATGCTCTGCTAATGATAGTGTTTCTTCTTTTAAGGTTATGTTTTTTGATAAAAATAGACATTATTCTGCTTCTAAACATAAATTTGATCTAGAATGTGAAAATTTAGGTGAAGTTTATTACGATATTTATGATGATATTAATAATACTTTGTTATTTAAGTCTGACGAACAAATAAAAGATAGCAAACTTCTATATTTAGGTGACTGCTATACGTTTAGTTTTTATAATTCAGCTATATACAAAAATAAAATACTAAGATTTGTATTCTATTTTTACGATGAAAATAAAGAAAAAATAATTATAGATGATAAAAATCAAAAAGTCAGGTTTGTATAAATTATGTCAATTAAAACGAGTTTAAGTAATTCATTTGAAAGATATGTAAGAAAAATAAATAAAAAAAATATACTAAATGTTGACGTTGAAAAAAAATATTCGAGAACAATCAGCGAAATAAAAAATTTAACAAACGCAGAAAATTCAGAAACTTTTTATTTAAAACGTCAAGACGATTATGAAGGCATTTTTTCAACTTCACAATTAACTAATTTAGATTTTTCTAAATTTGAAAATCATGTTTTTTTTGATTCAGCAGTAGACAAAACAAACTATGCTTTTAAGAAAATAATAAATGAATTTCCATATGATAAGCCAGATATTGAATATCAAAATTATTTAAATAACTTAGATGGTTATAGCAATCATATTTTAAAAAATGTATTTCCTAAAAGTATAAACTATTTAAATTTTAAAGGAAATAATTATGTAAAAATAGAAGATATAACAGGCGTTATATTTAATGACTTAGATAAAAAAGAAATAGGTACGTTAGATCCTAAATTAAATAATTTTTCTTTTGATTTTTGGTTATATGTTGAAGATGAAAATGTAACAGCAAATCATATAATATTTCAAAAATATGATAGTATAAATAATGAAGGTTTTACTTGTTTTATAAACAAAGAAGATGAAAAAGTTAAAGCAAATTTTCTTATAACTTCTGAAAATGAATTACTTATTTCATCTTTCGATATAAAAACAAATGTTTTCTGTAATGTAGTTATAAATGTATTTTCACAAAGTTTTAAAAGAAAGATTTCAGCATTCGTTAATTGTATTAAAGTGAATGTAGATACAACGGGTGTTATAAATTTAAAAAAATTTAAATCTGAATTTAGTAAAAATCCTTTTTATATTGGCTATGGCGAAAATCACGATGAATATGAGATGGAACAATTTATAGGTAAAATAGATGAATTTAAATATTTTAATAAGATTTTAACACAAGAACAGATAGTTGATAATTTTAATAAAAATATTCAAACAAATGATTATTTATTGCTTTATCTTAGATTTAATGAACCTAAAGGCACATATACAAATAATTTTATATGCATAGATCATAGTGGAAAAAAATTGCACGGAATTATAATGGCAATAAATTCTGAAATTACAGACGAAGAATTGCTAGAATTAAGAGATAATGAAGGAATTTTGCCACCTTTATTGCATGAAAAATCCTCAGATAATCCTGTTCTTTTTTCCACCTATCCTAGTATTTTATACGAATTAAGAAAAATAACGGTAGAAGCAGAAAAATATGATGCAATAAACCCAAACGTAATATGGAATCTGTTTCCTCAGTATATATTTGCTGCTAGCGCTGATTTTGATGGTATAAATAATATCTTTATGCAAAATAAAGATTTTACAATAAATAAAAACAAAATAGACACAAAAGCAAATACAACTTTTATTAATTTAATTTTAATTTGGGCTAGATTTTTTGATCAAATAAAATGTTATATAGATAGCATGTCAGAATTCCTATCTTTAGATTATGACTCAATAAATAAAGAAGAAGCTTTAGGAATAATTCTTCCTATTGCTTTAAAAAATATTGGATTTGAATTTGAAGAAATTTTTAAAAATGTTACAATTGATAAATTAGAAGGAAGAAATTTACAATATTTTGATGTAAATGATGACAAAAAAATAAGACAAATACAAAATACTTTATGGAAAAGATTATTAATAAATTCTCAAGATATTTTAAAGTCTAAAGGAACTATTTCTTCTATAAGGTCTACATTTAATTCTTTTGGAATAGATGTAGATAAATTCATTGATATAAGAGAATATTCTGCGCTTAATATAGTGAATTATAATAAACAATCAACGCAGCTTCATAAGTCTTATAGAACAATTGACTTTGGAAATATAAAATATACTAATAAAGATACTTTATTTGGTGAAGATTTATTGCCTACTAATAAGCCTTTATTATATATAAACAATATTGATGATTGTCAAATAAATCTAGGCTGCTGTTTTAGTTATGAAGCTTTTTATAGATTTAACAATTTTAATAAAATAAATTTTAAAAGCGACCAGTCTTTAATAAGACTGTCTTATATAGATGATAATGAAAAGTATAGTGACTTTATTAATCTTGTTTTTAATAAAAAATCAGAAGACTTTACTGGAGACTTAATATTAAAAATAAATAATAACTTAGATAATAGTTTTTATGATTTAAAAATAGAAAATGTTGATTTATTTAGCGGAGACTTATTTTATATTTGTATAATAAAAGACAAAACAAATGAAGAAACTTCAAAATATAAATTAATTATTTCTAATTGCTGTAATGCAAGTAGTATTGGAATAAAAAGTCAAGAAAAAGAAATTTATTTAACAGAGAACATAAATATAACAAATTCTTATATGTTTATTGGGCCAACAAATTTATATGAATATGACAACACAGTAGAATTTCAAGGTGAAGTATCAAATATAAGATTGTGGAATAAGGCTTTAAGTAAACGTGAAATTTTTCTACATAAAAAAGATCTTCAAAATGTAGCAGATGAAAATATATTAGAATATAAATCAGTTTTTAAAAATATTAAACAAGGACTAATTTTAAATATTAATCTTTTAGAAGACTTAAACAATTATAATCAAAGCATATTTGAAAAAAATTTACCTCTGTTTAATTACATACTTGGAGACAAAATAAATCCTTATATTTATATCTATGATAGCACAGAAGTATCAGATGTTATTAAAAATACATCTGCAATAATACTTCGACAAAATATAAAAGTAGATAATCCTTCTAATTTTAACAAAATAAATATAAATTCGTATAAAGAACAATATTATTCAATAGAAGAAGATAATTTTAACTATTATGATTTACATACTAGCAAATATTTAACTTCATTTAATAATGAAAATAGATTAGATATTGACTTTTCAATGGTAAAGATACTTAATGAAGATATATCTAAAATAATAGATATTTATTCTTTATATTCAAAATACTTGGCAGATAGTTCAAATATTTATGCTTATGAATATAAGATTTTAAAAAATATGAGAGATATTTATTTCGATACTTTAAATGAAAAAATAAATTTTAAACCTTTGCTGCAAGTTTATAAATATTTTGAAAATATAACACAGAATATACTGTTTGATATTGTTCCTGATAAGGTAAATTATTCTGGTTTTAATTTTATAGTTGAATCGCATATTTTAGAAAGACATAAATATGAATATAAAATGTCAAATTCTAGAATAGAAGGTATTGATATATCAGATCCAGAAATATATAAAAAAGTATATTCTAATTACAATACATTTAATAGACAGTATAGTAGAGTTATAAAATGATTTGTGAATGTCAATGTGACGATATAATAATAGTAAACAATATATTGCCTGCTGAAGAGTTAAAACCATCTAGTTTAGCTAATAAAAAGGCTGTTTTTACTGGAAGTGTATATATAAATCCTAAATTAAATAAGTTTATACAAAGAATAGAAAATGTTGATGAAATATTTTTTAAAAATAAAAGTTTTTTTGATAGTAAACAACAATCAGGAAGAACTATTAATAGAAAATATAACAGTAGAACATATCCAGTCTTTTCAGCGAAAAGCATTGATGCTAGCATAAATAGTGAAACAAATTTTAGAAATAAAAAAGAAATAGAATATGAAAATAAAATAAGATTAAATATTTTTAATTCATATAAAATAAATCTTTTTGATAGAGAAGAATTTTTTAACGAAAAAAGTTTATTATATTTTTTTGATGAAGATACTTCTAATACTGCATTAAAAATTCTAAGTGAAAATGTAGACGACCCTATTTTATCTTATCCTATAGAATTTACGAATAGTGCATTACATAGACAGGGTGGAAGAATAGAAGTATTTGATGTAATAAAACAAATAAAAAATTATGGAACAAATGGTGATTACACTTTACGTGGAATAAAATCTAATTTATCTGCAGTAACAAGAACATTTAACGAAACAATAGACAATAAAATATTAGAAACAGAAAATAATGTTAAGTATTATGACGAAGGAATAATACCTGATCTTTTATTTAATCATAACAAGACAAAAAGTTTTATTTCAAATAAAGAAAACTTTTTTACAAAAAATGAAAGAAATATCTCTGCTTATATCGACAAAGAAGAAGAAAAAATTGACTTTAATTTAAAAGGTATATTTAACAATAATATCAAATATACTAATTCTGGAAGAAATATAGATTATAATTTATCTAATTTTTCTGAAAGCATATCTTATGAAGGATTAATAAATTAAATGCCAAAAATAAGAAATAAAAAAAGTGAAATATCAAAATTTGAAAAACGACAATCAGGAAATTTAACTAAAGCATACAAAAAAATAATTCAAGACAATGAAAACGAACAGGGTTTTTTTGCTTTAGTTGAAGGAAAAGATACTACAAATTCACAAAATATATTGGTTCCTTATAACGATAATGAAGCGCTAGTATTTAAAAAACAGTTAATACACTCTTCTATTGGTATAGGGACGAACAATATTGTTCATACTCCTTGTGATACAGAAGGAGGAATTTTTAATGTTAAAAAATTAGATACAAATACTATTAATAAAAATAATGAAATAAAGACTACATATCAAATACAGACAAAACCGTTTAAAGATAAAGACAAGCTATATGACGGTTATGATGTATTTGATATAGAATTAAAATTTGATAATTTAAAATTATCAATGAATAAAACACTAAATGAAAGTGAAAATATTGTTTTTAATAGTGAAACATATGAATGTATCAACGGTCCTACAGTATTTTGGAATAAGAATAATAGATGGGATTATGTAGGTGATATTACTGAAAATTACTTTAGTAATATTAATAAATTCTTAGAAGCACCTATTGCATTTAATTGCTTAAGTTATTATCCAGAAAAAATAGATCAAACACAAAAACACGATATTGGAGGAAAACCTGTAACTACTTTTGGATTTCCATTTGATGTAAAATTTCAGCCAAATGAAGATCATGAAATAAATATGGGAGATTATATTTCAGAAGACTTTTACTTGAAAAAAGTGATAATAAAATTTAAAAATAATTTAATAAAAGATCAAATTCTTCAAAAACCTATTTTAAGTTATTTAAATTTTTTTATTTTAAATGTAAAAAATAAGTCTACAGAAAATTTATATTTAGAAAAAGATATTGAAAAAGCAAATAACTACAAGTATATATTTGAAGATATAGCAATACAGAATACTAGAACTAGTTATTTAAAAGATCCATTAGGCGAAAATAGAAAATTTTCTTATTA